GTCAGTGAAATCGACAGGACCCTCGGGAGGAACGACCACATACGTAGTCTTGGTCCGAAGACCTTCGATCCTCTCGTCCACACGCCACACCCAATCGGTACCTGTGGCGGCGACATCGATTTCGAAACCTCCTGAGAGGTCGAGTTCGACAGCAAATCCCGCAGGCTGCACTACCTCATCGGGAGACCCGGAAATAATGCGTCGCTCTGTGGGGGTCCAAATGAAAAAGCCCCGCGCCGGACGACGAGTGCCATCCGGGTTAGGGTGTGTTTGTAGCGTACGGACGAGAGTCATCGTGATTCCTTATTCGAGAACTAGAGGCGGACCGACGTAGCGAACAGACAACTGCCCCTGAGGTGCGAGACCACCAACATGACATAGAGCTCCACCATTAGTGGTGAACATGCCGATGTTCTGGTTTGGCTCCATCAGGAAATCGTCATACTCCATGTGCGCCCTTGTGTAGAGCGATGGGTTCTGAGGGAATGCGTTACCGTCAACGTTCTTGACGATAGTCGTCTTATCCGCAGCTGTGACTCGGAAGTGCCAGTTCATGTTAATCGAACCAGTACCTTGAACCGTCCAGCCTCGTGCAGAATATCGACCATGTCGCATTGCTGTAACTTGCAGACCATCAGATGAGGCCCACCATGCAGCTCCGCCACGCTTACGAGACCAACCCCAACCAGCAAGGAAGGTGTTTGCCGCAGGAGTAACCTGAGCATTCGACTCCCAAAGCATTGCGGGACCTGCTTCGCCTGTCGGATACCAACCAGAAGATGCGTTAGCCACAAGTCCGATCGCAGTAAGACCTGCTTTACCGGTAGTGGCGTAATATGACTCTTCCCAACCAAAGTCAGTGTTGAACCAGATGATCTTGCGGTTAGCCAGAGCCACGCGCTGAGGATCCGTAGACGGTACACCAAATATGGTGTCTCGTTCAGAGGTTGTTCCACGTCCAACGTAGTCTTCTGGGGGAGCTACAGGTGTACCCGCGTTTCCAACAGATATGATGAAGTTAACAACCGTGTATGGCTGAAGATTATTGTGAGCGTTGCCGCCACCTGTAGCAGAAGTCTGCTGGTCGAAAGGTGTAACGGCGTCAGATGCAGCAAACGCACCGTTCAAACCGGTGAAGTTCTTATCGTCGACTCCGGAATAACCCTTAACGGTGTGGGTGTGACTGGGCATTTCACCGACAGTCAAGGTATGCGTCTTAGCGCCACCCTGCTTGCTGAGCGTGTTGAATTCGGTCTGAGTTAGATCCAAACCTACCGGGACCGTACCCTTGAAGTCTGGAAGATGGAACGTTGTCGAACCATTTCCAGCGCCATAGGTTGTTCCGATTGCCGCAAACAACTCAGAGTATGTGTTTCGTGAAACGGTGGAACCATCACAGAACAACCAGCCAGCAGGAGGGACTGAACCGCTAAATATGTTGATGATACCAGCGATTAGAGGGCGTTCAGGACCGACAATACCGGTATTACCCTTTACATAACCAGCATCGAGCTTAGCTCCGTATCGAGTGGTGAGAACCAGGTTACCCATCTCATTGACGCTTCCGCCAACAACTGTGGTATCTGCGATCTCTTGCAGCCCGGCGGCTGTAAAACCTGTTATAGAAGCCATTTGACTCCTCCTTTCTGTTACTAAAGTTCGTTTAGTGGAGGTCCAATGTATTTGACGGTGAACAGACCTCGAATCACATACTGATCACCAGTGTGAACAGCCATGTTAGTGTCGCCAGCAGGAACTGTTCCTCGCTGAAGCCGGAACGCAACCTTTTGTCCCGGAGATATGACTTGTCCATATGCTTCCATGTGAGGACGAGTCATCAGACCAGTGTTCTTCATGAAGGCTCCACCACCGATGTTCTTCACCAAAGTGGAGTTGTCGGTAGCTAGAACCTGAAGAGCGTAATCTGGAACAGCAGTGTTTCCACCGTACTGATTGGTGAATACCTGAATGTCATAGCGACCCCACTGTAGGACGTCAATACGATCAGTGCCGTTGAGAGTGAACCAGGAAGCACCACCCTTACGATTATCGATGCTCCAGCCGGTAACGTAGGTGTTGATAAACTGACTCACTTCAGCAAGCGCAACCAGTTTGATGTACGGACCGGTCGATATCGGGTACCATCCAGCAGGAGCACCGACAAGTCCCTTAGCTGTCAGACCTGAGGTCGCATCAACTTCGTAGTAGCGCTCTTTCCAACCGAGGTCAGTGTTGAACCACGTTACTTGCTGGTTTGCGAGAGCTACTCGGGCAGCAGAGGTTCCAGGAACACCATACTTAGCATCTCGCTGAGCCGTTGTTCCACGAGTAGTGCTGGTGAAATATCGAGGTGCAGCAATGCCACCACCCATAGGTCCTGCGACGCCCAAAGAAATGATGTAGTTAATGGTTGTGTAGGGCTGCAAATTGTTGTGAGCAGCTCCGCCGCCAACTGCACCAGTGGGCTTGTCGTAGGTCGTGTTGTTCTGACCGTAGGTATCGGCCGCATTCAAACGACCGACGTTACCGGTGAAGTTCTCGTCATCCTTACCGGCATAACCTAGAACCGTGTGACTGTGATTAGGTAACTCATCGATGGTCAGGACGTGAGTCTTCTCACCACCGAGTTTACCGAGAGCATTGAATTCGGTCTGTGTAGAATCCAGACCCACACCTACACGTCCGCGAAAATCAGGAACGTTAAAGGTGGTTGATCCGTCACCAGCACCGTAAGTGGTTCCGATCTTAGCGAACAACTCGGGGAAGTTGATTCGAGACACTGCTGACCCATCACAGATTTGCCATCCCAGAGGAGCAGCCGTTCCGCCGTAGAGCGTTACCAACCCAGCTTCCAGAGGACGCATCGGTCCCTGATCACCTACTGGTGCTTTAACGGACCCAGCATTAAATGTTGTACCGGTTCGCTTCTCCAGAATAAGATCGCCCGAGACATTAACACTGCCGTCTACGACTGTATCATCGATGATTGTTTGAGTTTTGACATCGTCATAGGTGGTTATAGTAGCCATACGGACTCCTTTCTAAAGTGAGCTAATTTGGTATACGCTATCGCCAAGAGGAACGACTGAAGGCCAGTCGATCTCGAACTTCTCAGCATTCAGCAGAGCGATGATGGAGTCAGGACCTTCAGCGGTCCAAGTTCCATCACCGTTATCAGTGATCTTGAGAAGAGCATTCTCGATGAATATCGACAGCAACTCTTGCGGGTTCGGAAGCCGAGGTTCGACGGTGTCTGAGCCGTACAGAATCTCTTCGATAGCGGTTAGAGCCCAGGGATATACCTCACGAGAGTCAAGGACGATGTGAGCTCCATACCGGAACCCGAATGCCGGATCCACAAACTTCTCAGGACGAGTAGAAATCTTCCAGTTGAAGGTTGACGGATCAGTGTCATCGCCAATTGTCGAGAATGCTCGGTTGGTGGGACTGGCCATAGCGTTGTACACGATATGGATCTTGTAAGCGTGATCAAGTTCCTGTATGTCGTTACCAACGAGGGTGCGATATGACAGGCAGAACGGCTTTCGATCCTGCTGACCGATATACATGCCCTGTGCAATCTCTTCCGAACCGTCGCACTTGGCGAAAGCGGCGGGGTAAGTGAAAGCTTCGATCGAGGCTTTGAATTCTTCAAGACCGGAAACCGAAATGTACGGAATCCCATCCTGGTAGTGCTGTTCGATTTCGCCACCGGAAGGAGACTCATCGACTGAGATTAGGCCGTTCCAGGCATAACCTACGCCATCGATGTAGAGGACACCACGATCGGTGCCAGCTTCGTAGTACTTTTCGCCGACGGCATCCCAAGTTAGTTGGGTCATGATGGTCTCCTTCCTTTAGCCTGATGTTCCTAGTTTTGCGAGACGCTGTTCGTTCAGTTCGCGGTTTCGCTGAGCGATCTCCCGCGGACTCATCTTCCGGTTCTTGTCTGCCGGTGCGTTCTTTTCATTCAGAACTTTGATGAGAGTGATGAGTCGGTTTAGA